ACACGACGCTCTTCCGATCTGCTGCAACATTCCGATGGATCACATGTGATTCCGGCACAAACGGTATTTCCTCCATTGTATGTTTCGTATAAAAGGTCTCTACAAATGGATGTACTCCATCCACTGGTACACCTGGTCTCGCAGCACGTTTCCTCATTACAACCAGCCCCACTGCAATCTTCATTGGTGAAATGAGTGTATCCTGCGGACATACAAACATTTCCATTATATCCATTGTTAGCACATTTCATGGCAGTGGCTCCAAGAGTACACATGCCAAGAACGATAATGGAAATGAACTTCATATTATTATTAATTTTATGAAACAAATTAACTTTTATGAAAGAAACGAACTGGATCGATTGGATTGTAAGTGGAGTGGAGTGGACCTTAACCTTGTTAGTTATAAAATAATAATTAATTTAATAAATAATAATAATTTAGAAAAATTAAATAATAATAAAATAAATAATAATAATTTAGAAAAAATACTTGTACACGCGGTGGGAGTCGAACCCACGAACCCGACGCATCACTCTGCAACACGTGTTGTACTTACTCTATCATTATATATATCCTTATCAATCATGTATATTCAATTATTTTTTTGCTATATATTTGCTATTAAAGCGTTTATGGTAAATTGTTCGAATGTCACGTACATAGACGAACTGGTGAATCGCGCCGTTGATGGGAATTTCTCAGGGGATAAAAGGCTTAAAGATAACGGAAAGCCTAAATTTACACAGAGAACAAGCTTTCTGTATTACTATAGATCTGAAATAGATAAACCCCTTATGTGGGCGACAATAGCTATGGGAGGAAACAATGCTTACCCTATATTCGCCGATAAAAAAGAGTCCATAGAAAATTGGAAACGATTAAATCCGATTGGTTTTGAAAAAATAAAACACTACATACCTCGGATCTGGGGAACATATGAGAATTTAAAAAAAGACGTTGATTATGACTCCATATACGTTTATAAACCATCAAAGGGATATGGTGGACAAGGTATCAGTTTTGAGTCCGGAGAATCTATTCTCGACATAACTAAAAAAAGAAATGAAGCAGGAGATGATTCATGGGTAGTACAAGAATTCATAATGCCTTTTTTGTACAACAACAGGAAAACGCACTTTCGCGTATTGTCACTGGTCATTGTTCAGCCTTCGGGTGTAAGAGAGGCTTACATGTACAACAGAATGAGGATGTTTGTGGCAAAAGACGAATTCAATATAGAGAGATTGTATGATCCCAGTGATGATAAAACTCTCATGCTCATGACGAATATAAACGTCACATACGAAAAGTTTATTAAGGATCCCAATAACACGGGAAAGGAATTTGATTGGATGAAATATTTGATAGACGCAGAGGATGCTTTCGGAAAAGAAGAGTATGCGGTTATTCACTCTAAAATGAGAGGACTTCACTCAGGAATATATTCTACTATTGGTGACTATATAGAGTGTCACAAAACCGATGTCTCAATCTATAGCAACGCTTGCTTCCACATTATAGCTTCAGACGTTGCCCTGGATCAATACGGTGAACCCCACTTATTGGAGACAAATATAGCTATGGCTATGAGGAAGATATGGCGTAGTACAGAGATTCGTGAATTTACAGGTGGGGCGGCATATCTAATGGACCTTCCAGATTCTCCTTATGATCACGGGATAGAATCAGACGTTTGGTCGAGGATTCTTTAATTTAATAATTTTCCAATATTACTTTTTTTGTATATAATTCTTGCTAAAACGAGAAGAACTATTGTTGTAAAAAAGTTTGTGATGAATGAACTACACTTGGGTACATATATAACTACGCATTTTTTTGGAATTGTATTATGTAAAAGTTTTGTGCAACCATTTGCTTTTTTTGCAGAACAATCGGCTCTAAAGCTTTCATATTTTTGTTGGACTTCTTCAAATGGTATGCCTTTTTTACCTAATTTATCGTTAACTTTGTTGTGAATTTCGTAAAGCCATAATGTAATTTCATCCCTAGAATCCAAACGAATAGGATTTTCTTTGATAAAAATACGATACGAATCTCTGCAATATTTGCAAGGCAATGTTTCTCCAACATTAGTAAAGAAATCTTTATATTTTTGTCTTGTTGAACCAATTGGTTTTTCATGTATAGTGTCGTATTCTTCTGGGTCATCTGGGTAATTAAACGTAACTGTATGTAAATATACCCACGAAGGTTGTCCCCAGGAAATTGTATTCATGATATAATATATATTGAAAACATATTTATTTATAATTTATTTCATTAAGTCTTTTAATTCATTGAAAGACTCCGAGTTTAAATCCCTATATTTTCTTTTTTTTGATTCCAATATTGGACTAACGAGCTTTTTATAATTCGAAACAACTGAACCTAATAGACAAAATCTATTTCCGTTTTTTATATAAATTTCAACTTCTGGTTTTAAATAAAAAAAAAGTAAACCCTTGTAAAATTCATTATGTTCGTTTTCGTTTGATTTTATACATATTTCAGATCCATCTGTATTAATCAAACCTATTCTATGAGTATCTCCTTTGTGGTAAATTCTTTTTTGATTACCCAATTCAAATTTTATATTTGCAACATAATTAAAGCCTGATTCTTCGACTGCTTTTTTGAATACATTTTTAAATTCAATGAAAGAATATACACATAACATGAACGAGTCTCTTAGAAAAGGTATATCATATTCCTTTACATTTCTCGATCCTTTACAAGTGAACCAGCCATCGAACCCTTCATAAACAGGTGATGTTCGTTCAGGTATATTTTTTATTGAAAAAATATCACCACATTGAACTCGTTTCATGTTGGCACAGTTGTTTGTTATAATTCCTTTATCATCATAACGTTTGATGTCATTTCCCAATTCAATCTTGAGGTCAATAAATATACTATCATCTAAAGATTCGTGTATTATTATAAAACCTTCCTTCATTTTGTAATTAAACAATAGCTTTGAATCGTATAATATTATTTTTTAGTTTTTGTTTTTTGTTTTGATGTCACTAACTCTGATTTTTAAAGACTGTGGATTCTTCAGGATAACCTTTTTTGTTTCCTTTTCTTCCTCCTCAGACTGTTCATTTTCTTCTTCACTTTCATCTTGAATTTCTTCTTCTTCAGATTCTGAATCGGAATCTTCATTGTTGTCTTCAGACAAATCCCAAGAAATCTCTATATTAAAATCCTCTACGGTAAATGCGATGCAATTCTTTTTGTAACTTTTTCTCTATCATAATGAGGGTTTGAAACAATCATGGCTGGTATTTCAAAAGTAATATACGTGTGATTTACAGCTCTAGATCTAATCAAATTGTCTACATTTTTTCTGATGTATTTACAAGCCAATAAGTTTGGTGTTTCATGACATTCCGAAATTTTAAGAATTTCTTCCACGTTTTTGATGTGTACCATCCTTTTATATATGCAACATTTAAAAAAAAAACATTGATCTAAACAAGAGATAAATAAAAATTAATAATCTCCTGATAAACGTAATATTAGTCATTATATTCTGTTGGTTTCTTGCATTCAAAAAAAAATAATTGTTGTGATTAAATTAAATGAAATGGAGAGTTTAACTAGGGCTGAACTAGCCGAACAATACAATGAATTGGAGGAAATATATAAATCGGAGGATCCCTTATCTATGTATAGAATTTTTGAAATAAATAGTGACGCTGATTTAATTCCAAATAACATTAATCAAATACATATTAAACATTGGAATAAATTCTGTGACCTGAATATAGCCTGGAATATTATAGATGACGACGATGAAAGTATGACAGAGTTTCAAATCATGGAGATTGAATTAAAAATTAGACAATTACAACAAACTATTCTTTGTACAAGAGGATCGATTATGGATTATATGAGATCTAAAAATACCAATCATGCTTTTCCAGCACCAGATTCTCTAACTCATATTTTACATCACGTCCCCTTTGACAAGGACCAGGAATTAAAGGGGGTACAAAGGTTACAAATTTTTATGATAAACGAACTTGCTAGGAATAATTATATGAAATGTGGTAGGATGGTGATGCAACAAACATTTTCATCCGATGGAAAACCAACACATTCATGGGAAGAAGTATTTAGTATTAATACATGTATAAGAACATTTTGCGATAAAAATACCAAATTTGACATGTATAATATACTTACAGAAGGAATCATTGAACAATTAGAAAAGCATTTGATAAATTGCGTTGATAGGGAATTCCTACCATTGAAGATTAAAAGGAGATTATGGAGTTTTGGGGAAGGTATTTATGATGCTACGACGGATGAGTTTTGGTTTTTCGGGCAAAATAAAGAACGTAATCTCGTATCGTGTAAAAGGATAAATGTTCCGTTTGCACCAGTATATTTTAAAGATGAATTGCGTTTACCATCTTCTCCAAGATTGACACTTGAAGAAATTCCAACACCACTATTTGAATCTATATATGCACCACAGAAGTGGTCCAAGGAAATGGTAGATTGGATGTTTGTATTTCTTGGTAGGTTATTCTATGCTGTAGGAGAAAAGGATGATTGGCAAGTTATACCATTCTTATTGGGAGCTGCCGGAACTGGTAAAAGTACAACTATAAAGATTATACAGTTGTTGTACAACGCACGAGACGTAGGGGTTATAAACAATAACGTAGAAACAAAGTTTGGACTTTCACAACTTTTTGATAAGACTGTATTCGTTGCACCAGAAGTTAAAAAGAATTTTTGTTTAGACCAAGCTGAAATGCAGAGTATGATTAGCGGGGAAGAAATGTCTTTAGCTGTAAAGAATAGCGATGCTAAAGTAGGAACATGGACAGTTCCTGGAATAATTTGTGGAAATGAACTTCCCTCTTGGGCAGACTCTTCTGGGTCAATTGCAAGACGAGTGGTCATCTTTGATTTTCCTAATAAGATTGATGCAGATAGTATAGATATGAAACTTCTTAATAAGATTAAGGATCTTGAATTACCTGCTATTATCAGGAGGGCTTCCTTGTCATATTTACGCGCCGTGGAGAATCATGGAAAGAAAGACGTTTGGACGGCACTGCCGGATAGGATGTTGGAAAATAAAAAGAAGCTCATGTATAGTACAAATGTACTGTATAGTTTCCTATCTAGTACTAGCATAGAATTGGGCCCCGAAATGTATACACTAGAAAGTGTATTTATTGTAGCACTGAAAGCATTTGCTTCTCTTAAGTTTCCTAGGGTAAGTATTACCTTTACGGAAGAATTCTATGGGTTTATATTTTCAGATTTTGGATTAACCGTAGAAACTTGTCTAAGGGAATGGCCTCCCCATAGTAATAATTTACAGAAGGATTCTTATATCATGGGGTGTAAAATAGAGTGATATTAATTTATATACATTATTGAAAATTAATTAATTCTTAATAAACTGTTGATAAAAATTCAAATTCAAAAAAAATATGGAATTGATAATAAAGGACCTTGATTTTACAAATGGACATGTACAAGTTTCTTCTGATGGCCAAGTAAAGTCTAAAAACGGAGAATGGAGTAAAGGATTTTTTAATGGTGAATTCTATGAAATAGATATAAAGTTTGTTAATGGGCTCAATCGCGAAGTCATTCAAACTTATCTTGTTCATAACTTACTTGCATATGCATTTTTCGGAAATAATGCATGTGAAAGAGTTATTAATCATAAAAATTGGGATAAACTTGATAATAGAATTTATAATTTGGAAATTTCTTATTAAAAATAGATTTGAATTTATTTTTTCATAATCATGAAGATAACGATGAGGATTACTGCTGCTACTGGTAAGGTAATAGGCAACTTAAGGCTCTGTACAAGAGACTGGTTGGTTGTAACACCTAGTTTGGAGATACCAACTGTTTCATTTAGTTCTCTTACTACTAATTCTAATGTGTAAGAGGTGTCGCTTTCAAGATCTCTTAGTATGACAGATGTATCGGTTGTTACTCCGGAAGAAGTTCCGTTAAATAGTAGTTCATAATTTGCATTTTCGTAAAGAGATCCCCAGGTTACTTCAATGGTTTGAGATGCGATAGATCCAATCGAGATCGACGTCGTAGGAGTACTAATGACGGTCTGGCTCTGGTCTTCCCATGTTCCATCAAGTTCTAGTCGCTGAAGTACGAAAATGTAAGATGTTCCTGGGATAAGATCAGCTACAATTGCAGTTCTAACGTTGCTTTTTTCAACGAGTACATCGTCGTTTCCAGATGTTGCATCTCTGCTGACCACGCGGTATTCTGAGCTGGCATCGGTTACAGACGCACTCCAGTCGAGACTTACATAAGAAGCAAATGGTCCATCAGTGATTTCGATTTGAGCACTAAGGGCTGGCGAAAATTCAATGAGACCGTTTACACCAGAAGATTTTCCAATTTCAGTGGCTACACCACTTCCTTCTGTTACATAAAGTCTCATGCTGTATGTATCTCCCTGTACTAGATCAGGTACAATTGCCGAGTGGTCAGTGATGACACTGGAGAATTCAACTCCATTTTGGTTTACAATTTCAAGAGAATATACGTAATCTCCCGTTACACCTGGGTTGTTCCACGACACACTTGCGGAAGCAGATCCCACAGACACACTGACACTTGTGTCAAGAGTTGTTGTCTGAACGTAATCAATTCCAGATGTGGAAGATGTTTGTCTTATCCATGTGTCAACTTCGAATCTCTCGAGAAACAATACTCCTTCACTTCCTGCCTGTAGACCAGATAGTGTGTATGTTCCGGTTGCTCCTCCACCGACAATGATTTCTTCAGTTTCGAACCCTGTATCGGGAAGAACAAGTCGGAAAGTTGCTGCAGAAGCAGAAACGTTGACCCACGAGAAGGTGGCTGTGGTATAAGTTACCGACGAGTTGGAAAGTCCGGCAAAAGCATCGGTACTGATAGTTTTGGTGTCTAGTGTTACTGACATTATGTTTATATTATAAATAAATATAAAATATATAATATTTGTCTACTTATTTTTAAATTCCGACTCTAATATATTCTTTATTTTTTTTACTCCATCTTCAGAGAGTTTTCCTGGATTTTGTATTTTAAATTCAACTTCCATGTAGCTATGATTTTTTAGCATTCCCTCATTCTCTATACGAATCTTCTGATTATTCATAATTATATCGTCGCACTTTATTTCTACTTCTCTGTCGTCCAAATGTTTGATCTTTTTTTTAAACCCTATGATACTTTCACAGAATGTCAATTCTACAATGCATTTTAGATTTTTACCAGTTCTGGTATAGAATGCATGAGGTTTTTGTTTAGCAACGATTATAATATCACCGGCTTCAATTCCTTTTTTATAGTCACCAAGACCCTTTTTAACTATTTTGAATCCAGCACTTATTCCACATGGAAATACTGCATCAACAATCTGTCTTTCCTTTATAATACCCATTTTACAATGCTGACATATTTTATTAAATGCAGTAGCTGTTCCATTTGCATCACATTGCATACATTGCACCGTTCGAACACCTCTTCCACTATGTATATTACGGAATCCTCTTCCACCGCATGCAATACATCTTTTTTCGAATTTACCGTATCCACCTTCTCCTTCACACTTAGTACATTTGGCATTTCTTGTAATTGCAAATTTTGATGTTTTTCCTGTATACATATCCTCGAGTGATAGACTTATTTCATGTTTTTTATCAGGGCCACGAGTAGGTACTGAAGATTTAGTTTCACCGCGATTAAAAAAGAAATTAACTGGGACTCCCCCTCCTCCGTGATCGCTAAAATTAAAATTCATGAAATTGTTATGGAATGGGTACCTTGGATTATCCATGTCTTCTTTCTTCTGAGGGTCAGATAATGTTTCATATGCTTCGGATATTTTTTGGAATTCATCTTTTGATCCTCCTGGTTTATCTGGATGTTTTTCTAATGCTAATTTTTTATATGCGTCTTTTATTTCCTTCAATGACGATTTTTTATTTACCCCTAATATTTTATATGGGTCCTCCATAAAATAAGTATATATATATATGATACAAGATAAATTTTAGCTATTCGACGAAAAATTTTGCGCCATGATGATATCAAATTTAATATTTATAAGTTATTATTATTATTAATAAGTTTAAAATGTACCTCAGACTTCCATACGATGATGTTGAAAAGGCCGATAAGGTTTACTCTTATATGAAATCAAGGAATATACCAATTGGAGTAAAAAAAATTGCGAAACATACCAACATGACAAAAAGGCAAATTCTTGCAATATGTCATAATCACGAAGGTGTTACTCCTGTACACCCTGAATATTACGGAAGTGGGAGATACAAGGGATCTGTATTCATAGCTTCTACTGATAAGAATTATTCTTTTGTTAAGAGATTCGTTGATTATTAATTAAATTAATATTTTTTCAAAAAAGATTTAATCCATCTTTTATATGCTCGCTTATTATTATATATACGACGTTTTCTCCATTGTACAATGAAATAATTCTTTCTAGATTCTTTTTCATTTGCCATGTATCCTACAATTTTATTTGATAACGTTGGTTCTTTATAAACTTCCCTTCCATATAATTTCAATTGCATTGCCCAATAAGTGTCATCATCAAGTAACATTTCGTATAAACCTTGTAAAAAGATTTCTGTTTTTTTCTTATTTCTTTTTACACTTGCAAATTGATTGATTAAAGCTACTCTTTCTTCTGATGTTGTCATGTTAAAAAAGTCGACTTTCATTTTTTGTCTAAGATCATCATCGAGATGATTCAATAGAATGTCAGCATATGTTTTTACATAAAGATGATCGTCTTCCAATAGAGATAAAAATTCTGAAAGAAATATATCTCTATTTTCATCTGTCGTGTTTTCCCATTCATTCATCTTCTGTCGCCTAGTTGCCTTATCTAGAACCATGAATTTCTCAAACAATGCAACTATATTAGCTTGTGGTATACCCAGAGAGCCTAAGATGGTTGGGCCTTCTTTTTTAACATCGGTTGGTAGTTCAATAGAAACACCTTTTCCATCCTTACCTGTTGTTTTGTTTACAACTTGTTCTTTTAGATTTTCACCAACATAAAGAGTATAGGTCCCGTCGTCCATTTCAAGTACACTAGATTTTGTCTTAACACATCCAAAAAGAGTGGTTCTTGAGACAGTTCCAAAAGAATCCTTGTCTTTTGTGAATGTTCTATCTCCATCAGTAACATGCATTATGTGTCGTTGTAATATATCATTTTATTTAATTTTATCAAAAGCATTGATTGATTTAATTATTCAGTATTTTTATTTCATGTAAAGACTTCGGCTGGTAAATATCTTTAAATTCTTCCATCGGAGTTGGGATATAAATAATAGTGTTTTTTATATACTTGCGTTTGAACAACCAGTTAAAGCAACACATCATTTGAAATACAAACAAAATATATAATAATTATTTACCAACTTCCATCTTTTTATCGTATGTGGAATTTATACTATTAAAAGCCTCAATGACAAAGAAATCACCATCAACTGACATCCTAAAATCCTTATCTGCTCCAAAATATATACCACCCGGGTTATCCGAATTCACGGTTATCCCATCTTTTGAAAAGATTATAGATGATGTTATAGTATCAGTTTCATCTACGTTTGTAAATGTTGTCTCTTTGGCATTCATATCTATAGAGCTATAAAGAACATCATCACCACTTGTAGCTTCATTATGCCTTGTTTTCACAGAAACATGTGTATTCCCAGAACCATCTTGAGTATATTCAACTCTAGCTGCTTCTTGTAGTTCTGGTGTACTGTCGTTTATAAAGAACGAATTTGTCAATGTCTGTCCGGATTCTTGTAAACTGTAAGTGGATCTTGACATCATTGTGGAAAATACAGAAAGTCCGAAATTTTCAACATTTTCTACATAATCAACATCTACTTTCTCTTCAAAATTTGGACCGACGGATAAAATGTACTCTATTGTGTCAGTATTTAAAACAGTTTCATATATTCGTAAATCAGATATACACCCTAAGAAATAACCCCCATTTGCATCGGTTCCTATTCGTAAAGAGTCTCCGGTTCCTGTTGCAATTGTAGTTGAAAAATTACCAACTTCCACTGCATCTATATAATATAAAAGTGTACCACTAGAATAAGTTATTACATAATGAGACCATGTTGTTGTAGGTACATAAGTGGCTTTGAATTCATTAGTTAAATCATTTATTTCTGGTACAGGAGAAGTGAGAGTGTCATCATTAACAGAATAAATGATAAATGCTGGACCAGATGATACATCCCCATATGACAAAATTGGGTTTACACCAATTGGGGCATCATTTTTAGCCCAGAAGGAAAATGATCTATCTAAACCACCAGAGATGTTTGTAAAGTCACCACTGGCCATAAGTGACGTCGCACCATCTAGATAAAGGACGGTTCCATAATCTATGTCAGTTTGAGATTGTAAAATACCAGTTTCTAGAGCCAAATCGTTACCGAAATCTTCTTCAGCAAGATCATTATTAAATTGAAATCTTGTGAAATACTTGAGAGACATTTATAATTTACTTTATATAAATAATTTAATTTATTAAAAGTTAGTAAATATATATTATTAATATATTATTATTTAGTACAGTATACTACACATTTTTATCACTTCATCCAAATTTAAAATCATGTACTCTTTGTTGAAATCAGATTGTTCGAGATTTACATTTGTACAATTTTTAAATGAAAGTGACACAATAACATTAAGTTGTGTTTCAAAAGATGTAAGGACATATGTAATTGAATATGTACCAAATTATAATGAATTTAAAACTATTTCAAAACCAAAAACAATGGAATCTTTTTTTTCGTATAAAAATAGATGCTATGTTTTGCCTAAACCAGACATAATATCTTATAGTGGTCGTTATTTTTATTTATCTATCTGCAAGCATATCAATGAATTCTTGTTTAGATGGATGAAATCTAAATTACGTTGTAATTATAGTTTCGAAACAAAAAACATTGAAAAAATTATCCCCAATACAGTAAACGCTTATATAATGACTGGTACTATACAGTGCTTCTCAGAAAATCAAATAGAAGATATATTGAAATCAAGAATGATGGGGAATCAAGATGATACCATTATTTATAATGGTTTTAAATGGAGTACAGTACAAAAGTATCTTGAATATAATACTTCAATAAATAAATTAATTTTGAAAAATCCTATTGAAAATGATATCATTATAGATTACTTTTTAGATAATAATAAACCTCTAATATCACTTGATATTTGTGGAGATATTTGTATGGGTACATTTAATTCTGTTATTTCGTGTATTAACGGATTAAAAGAATTAAAAATAAGAGACATGGATGAAATAAATTGTAATGGGCTTATATCCGAAATTATCAACAGTAAAATAGATTCTTTAACACTTGAGAATACTAGAATAAATCTTGGGGTTTGTCATTTATTATTAAGTAAGAAACTCAGAGAATTACATCTTATAGATACATTCCCAACATATCCAACGAATTTAATGTCAAGTATAGGTTCTTCGAATATAGAGAAATTAACTATAAAGACAAGTATCAAGCATAGGATACCTAAATCAATTGTACACTTAATTTCTTGTATTCCATTGTTTAATGATAATTTATCAGATTTTGATTTTTCAGGTGTCGATATGTCAACCTTGAATGAAAATACGATACCCTGTATACTTAAGATGAAAAATCTTAAAAGAATGTGTCTTTCTAATACTGATCTTAGTATGAAATCTATTAAATCTATTTGTCATGGTATAATAGATAGTAATCTAATTATATTAGAATTGGAAGGTATAGAAATTGGTACTTATTCGAAGGTATTATTTAATAGTATCAGGCTGAATAGAAGTTTGATTCAAGTGAATCTGAATAATTCGATTCTTATGGCAAATTCATATGAATTTTTAGCAGAATGTAGGTTGCAAAGATCTGGGACTAAGATTCAAACAAAAGGGTGTTTTTTAGACCCATTGATACAACGATTGTTTTAGTTTTAATTCGTTTTCCGGGTGATATTATTAATATCATCATAAATTAATAAATAAAAAATTAAAATGAGTTCAACCGTGGAAGCAAAGGCTATATGTATAAAACATCTTGAAGACATGTTGATAGATCCAATGTTTACTATTTTTCATGTACAGCATTCACAGCTTGATGCAAGAACAGAATCAGAAGTCGATCTTATTCATCATTTCAAGAATAGTATGTCTAAAGTAAAAACATGGAATTCTACCGTAGTAAAGGATTTTTGTTCCAGTTTACTAATTAGGTTTCCTCAACTGGTTGATTTTGAGAGGTTATTTTTTGAATTACAGGACATTATGTGTAATATAATGAATGAATCATCCATGTCTAATACATACACTCCAATTAGAGAAGAAGTACATAATATCATTCATGAATTTATTTCCATGTGTAGTGATTGCTTCATTAGTAACTTGGAATGGTTTTCATTGAAGGAAGGCTCTTCCGAGTACCAAACGGCTAAAGGTAGTGCAAAAACTAAAATTCAACAAACAACAATGGTAGAAAATGTTGTCATGAAGTTTGTAAAGGCTAAAGAAAAACAAGATACACTAGATAAAGAACAAGAAGAAGAAGTAAGTTCTGATAATGATAATAATTCTGTTGGATCTTCTGAATCAGAAAACCAAGAAGACGAAGAAAAAGAAGAAGAAGAAGAAGAAGAAGAAGAAGAAGAAGAACTAAATAAATCTAAACATATAGATTTAAAAACAGGGTCGTGTGTAGATAGTAATGAAAATGATGATTTGATTGGGAAGTTTTCAACATATGTTAATAAATCTGATTCTAAATCTGATTCTAAATCTGGGTCAGAAGGAGAAGGTTCTTCCAAAGGTTCAGATTCTGAATCAGAAGGTTCTAAATTAGAAGTTGAAAAAAATGATAAAATAGCAAAAAAGAAGAAATATCAAAACAGAGGTGAATCTGAATCAGAAGGTTCTGAATTAGAAGTTGAAAAAATTGATAAAATAGGAAAAAAGAGGAAAAAAAGCAGAGGTGAATCTGAGTCTGAATCTGAATCTGAGTCCGAGTCCGAGTCTGAGTCTGAATCTGAATCTGAATCTGAATCTGAATCTGAATCTGAATCTGAATTGAATCTGAATCTGAGTCCGAGTCTGAATCTGAATCTGAGTCTTCTGAGTCCGAATCTGAATCTTCTGAGTCCGACTCTGAATCTGAGTCTGAATCTAGTGATTCTGATAGTAGCGATTCTGATCTGATTGAATTTTCAGAATCAAGTTCTAGTGATGATTAAACTTCAATTATTTTTTTTTCTTTAAGAAAAAGTTCAAATCTATACACGCTTTTTTTTAGCTTCTTTGTATGTTTTTTTATTTCCTTACTGTTATTGTCTCTTATAATGACAAATTCTAAAATTGCAGACGATTTTTCAAGATCTTTACAAAATAAATTCTGAGCAACACCTTTTACCATATGTGCATATTCTCTTAAAAATTCAGAAGAATAATCTTCTAGATTATGACAGTTTGTAATTTCTTTATGTGTTTCTGACAGTATTTGGTATAGAAAATCTTTATCTCCATCACATTGCTCCAGCGCTGCTTCCCAGTCTATAATTGGTAAAATATGTTTTTTTCGTAAACAAAACATATCACTATTATAATAATTAAGCACCTATAATAATTTTTGAGTGTCAGGGTGTTATTAATTTAAATGTTTAATATGATTAAAATTATAAATATGAGAAAACCTAGAAATAGACGTCTTCATCGTTCAAAAAGAATACATGATAAAAAAGTATATAAAAAGTCAGCAAATATTATACAAAAATGTTGTAGGAAATTCTTGAAAAATAGATATAATGGTATCTGTAGAAATTATAATGACTATGACATATTCACATTTGAACCTGTTTATCTTATACCTAAAGAATTATTAATAGTTATAGAAGGACATGGATTTAATTCTTTAAGTTTATTAAAATGGATAATGAGAAAAGAATCACAAGTCCATCCCATAACAAGAAATATATTGAGCGAAGAATGCGAGGTTTTAGCTATATGTAAAATAGCAATATTCTTGAGAAGAGATTCTGAAAATTTTAGATGTAAAAAGGGATACTTTAAAAGAAGAGGTCAACCAAATAAGGTACTCACATCATACGCAAAAAATAAACTGAACTTAAACTAAAAAAAAATAATAATATATGTTAATTAAATAATAAAATGTACAAGAATTTCGCAACTGTGAATATTGATACAAATAAACCTAACACTGATCAAATACATGTTGTTAATGTAAAATTTCCACCAGATCAAGTTTCTTCCGATTTATTAGAAAACATTGCGTTTTATAAATCTTTTGTTCATGATTTTAGAGTAGAAACTTCAGACAAAACCTCTTCCCTAAATGATATATTTGTCTCAATGGTTCCTATAGGAAGTGTAGTACAGAATATTACTGTAAGATACCTAGAGTTACCTGAAAGAGCAACAATCGGGTTAGAATATTTACCTGGTCATATTGAATCTGTCCATATCATTTCATCTATAATTTCACAAGATGACATTCAACGAGCTATTTCAATAGTGGAAAATAACGACAAAATTTCAATCCGTTTGACAGGTTTATTTAAAGAACAATATAACGTCAAAAACTCATATGTTAAAATAGGAAAGGATCATATTGTAATCTCTAAAAATATTACAACTAAAAATGAAGAAATGGGTCCAATACTTGATGAAAGTGACGCTCTTCAATACATTTTCGATAGAAAAAAATATGTTAATGAAATAAAAGATGAATAGCTCTATAAAGAGTGTAATAGATTCTGCCAAAGATAATTCTACTATTGACATGTCATATATAGGAAAGAATATATGGGTCGCTTATATTGACACAGATCATGTATTTCAAAATTTAAAATTAGTTAACATACCATCTAATATCACAGAGATCAAATTTGGTAATAATATTTCGAAGTCTATTATAAGCCCTCTTGTTTTACCTCCTTATATAACTACATACACCGGTCCTATATTAGATAAAATGGAATTCCCAGATTCATTAAATACAATTGAAATCATAGAAACAAACAATAACATTTGTTTTTCAAATATGAAATTACCGTTAACTATAACAAGTATAACTATAACACCACTAGATTCTTTATCTACACTAGATTCTTTAAAATTACCATCTGGTTTAGAAGTTCTACAAATAAATTATCCATTCAATTCTTGTATAGATAATTTGAATCTGGAAAATTTACAACATCTAAAAAAAATAATACTTCCAGATTCTTTCTTACAACCTTTCAATTTAATGAAATATGGGTTAATAATAGAAAAAAATGATGTAATTGTTGATTTCCCGGTTGAATTTAAAGAAAATAGTTTTATTGAAGACAATGTGGTTTTAAATTCAACACCAATAGTAAATCATGCTATTAGAAAATATTTACCGTCAATCAAAAATTTAAAAATAAAATTAGATGATGTAATACCATCTATTCCACACGTATGGTTCAATGTTTTACTGGAAGGTAAAGTAGAAGTTGAAACAATAATTATAGATTCGGTTGACAATATAAATGCATTAAAATCTATAAGTCTCGTATTTAATAGGTCAAATATGTTAAAAAGAAAGGTATGTAAAAATTTGATTATTAACAATATAAACTTTAACGAACTAATGATAAATTCATATTTGAATTTAAGTCGTTCACTGAGTAGAATTGGAAATATAAATATTTCACTTCATCATACAAATAACATAAACTTACATGGTATAGCAAAAAGGATGGCTTCTATATTAAACATGAATCATTTCACGAATGGGATGTACTCGTCTTTGTTTGGAGCCATAGAAAGTGTTATATATGTTAAAAATGACACTATATTCATAGAAATGGGTCAAGTCCATAAACATTTTGAACCACCTGTTATTATTGAAGAAACTACAAATATACCAAATTCTTCTTCTTTACTAGTTGTACCGATGGAAGATGTTATAGGATTACCCCCACCTATCAAAATAAAACTTATTAGTTGGAGTAAATGTATATTCTGTAAGAAACAAGAAGAAATCATAGAGTCTCTAAAAACTGAAATAAACGACTTAGATCAGATAATAGACATAAATGTTGTAGATGATCCGAGTGAAATATCTGATAAAAGAGTAACATCTTTTCCTTCGTGGGTAATCAAAGATGTAATTGAACCAGGTGTAAAGAGCAAGGAAGATATAAAACGACTTCTGGGAACACGAAATGAGAACGATGACGATAGAACAACGATGAACGATGAATATTTGAGCGAAATTTAATATAGTTATAATATAAACATGTTTTAATCATGAAACACGTAATTGGATTTTTAACTTTGGCTGGTTTGTTTGTTGGCTTACCTATGTATATAAATGATATAAAGGTAAAAGAATCAAATTATAATTGCCACAAAATTCAAATTTATTGGAGGAAATATAACTTGAGAAAAAAACATAATCAAATATCGAAGATACAGAGATGTTGGCGCGAATATATCTTGAGAGTCAAATCTGTGTCAAAAATCCAAAACGCATGGAGAGCTAGACAAGCTAGACAAAAATTGCAAGACTTGAATAATAGATTACAATACAAAAAAAATATTTCATCCAGTATAATTCAAACTGTGTGGAAAAGATATAGGAACAATTGGTTTGTTTTCGAAAAAATATAAAATATCGGGTTTGAGATCAAAAAATAAAAATAAAATATATGTACTTTATTATATAAAATGTCCAGCTTTCTTAAAAGGGCATCTGATTTTGTTGCTGACAATGCCTCAAAATTGACTTCTACTGCTACAAGTGCTTCTAAAACAATTGACACCAGTACTATATTAAAAAAAACTGATGAAGTCACAAGTGTGACAAAAACAGCTGCAAAGTCTTCTGATGTTGCTAGTTCACTAAAGAAATTCGAGTCGTTTCCTGGAGCAACCGATCCTACCCGTCTCAAGAAAGTAACAACATTCATTGCAAACAACCCTAAATTGACAGCTGCAGGAATAACTGCAGGAGCTAGTGCTGGATACGTTGCATTCCTCATGTCAACTGGAATGTCACTTGACGACGCATTGGAACAACTAGGTGATCTTGTCGAAGACGTAGTTGAAGAAGTTGTAGACACAACAGGAGACATTGTAGCTGGAGGAACCTCCGCCGTACTTACTGGATTATTAAAGGGTATATTCGGAGAAAATTATAAGGTCTACGTTGCTGTTATAATAGCAATCCTTATGCTCGTACTTGTACTAAAAATTAAAAATTTTAGCAAAAAGTAATTACTTTTTAGGCTTGAAGTATCTGGTCGAAGAAACGCTCACTAGAGTAACAAGTTTATCGTTATATTCTTTTATATGCTTTATATACTCTATATACTCATCAGTGTACTTATGTTTTTCCATTTTTTTATCGAACGCCATGGTAAATTGATAAAATTATATAGTTAAAATAAAATAAATATTTTTTATTTTGTATTATTTATTCGTTTCAAAATTTCTGGAAGACTAGAAAATTCTGTAGGAAACATTTCTGGAACATAAAACGTGCTGCCGTAAATTTGACATTTAATCCAGTCTATATTAATAAATTCACCAAAAACTTTTTTATTTCTTAATGAATCCAAAATAGGATTTGCTTCATATATTTCTGGGTAATGCATCTATAAATGTAAATGATATACTTGTTTTATATCTCAAGACCATTTATTATTTTTCAGAAATCGTTCGATACAATGAACCAATTTTTCACAACAAATATGGATATGGAAACGCCCGAAGCTTGTGATAATACCCCCTCCATGGGACACTCGGTCGACATGACTTCTAAATTTGACAATACTCAGCCTTATCATGAAGGAAGAAAGTTGATAGTTCTACTTAGAACTTCTCAGTGTCTTCAATTTAAATCACTTCTTGAATGTCTAAAAGAACTATTAGACGAGGTCAATTTCGAATTCATAGAAGGAAAAGGTGTTCGAATGGTAACACTTGATCCTGGAAGGATTGCTTGTTTGCACGTTGTTATAGACAGCCTTGAATATTTCTATGCTAAGAAAAAGGTTCTCGCGGGATTGAACATGGCCTTCTTATATAAGATGGTGAGATCTCTTACTTCTGGTGATCTCATGGAATGGAGAATTTTCGAAGATAGCCCTACTGAATTACATCTTGAAATATCTAATAGCGAACGTAAAACCAAAACAATCAATGCTATCAAATTACTTGATTTAGATGAGGATGAAATATCTATCCCATCTATTCAATTCGATAGAGTTGTAAGTATGCCGGCCACGGATCTGACACGTTATGTCAGAGAGATGTCAGCTGTTTCTAATATAATTGGTATTAAAGCCACAAAGAATCAATTGCATTTTTCTGCTAATGGTGAAATGGCTAGTTCACAGATAGTAATATCACCAACATCAATTGGTCTGAATTGGAGACACTCACAGGATGTCGATGACATTGAAGGATTCTTCTATGTGAAATATCTTGAAAAATTCTGTAAATGTAACGTAGAATCTAACGTTGAAATGTATCTCAAGCAGAATTTTCCAGTTATATTACTTTATCAGCTTAGTATTGGTTGTATGAGATTTGCATTGGCTCAAGTTAAAAAATCAGATGAAGAATAATTAACTATTGTTGATTTTTAATTTTGTATAGGTCATAAAAACAATCAGGTCATTATTTAAATTATGTTTATTTCTTGCAAAGATATATCAAATATTTCTGGTACAGATTGTGTACTATTGGAATCTATTATAGAATATTACAATGATAATCCTGAGCACATTGAAAAGTTTCTTAGTATTGTCAATAGAAAAAACGGGATGAGTCTCAGAGTTATAGATTGGTTGGTTACAAATTATTCGAAGGAAAACTCTATTGTTATTAATGTTAAATATGGTCATGTACCAAGGGATTTAAACAGAGATTATCAAAAGAATCTAAATGCATATAATAAAAGAGCTCTCGATCCATTTTCAAGAAGAAACAAAATAACTATTGAAATACATCGCGTAAATTTAGAAGTTGAAAATAGAGCAACCTCTATAGGACAATTGAATTTTTTTAGATGGTTTTTCAAAAATTCGGTTGATAAATATCTATCCAAAGAAAAGAAAAAAATCGAATTACACATGAAAAGTGTTGAAATACAGAATAAAAAAAAAATAAAAAAGAAAAAACATAAGTTTAATTCACCTAGTTCGTATATAGGTAAATTTACAATGGATTTTGACTAATACATATCAGAATCAATATCTTGATATGAACCTGTAGAGTTCATTTCAGAATCAATATCTTCATATGAACCTATAGACTTCATTTCAGATTGGTATGAACCTATAGACTTCATTTCAGATTGGTATGAATCTGTAGACTGATTCTCTGTACCACCTTTTATATGTTCAGGACATGGATTAGTGGTTTTCGCAGAACCCATTGCTTTGAGAAATTTATATAACATTTTTTTATCCATATATTTGTTTTGAATTATTGGTTTTTGGCATTCACCATCTTCACATAAAAAAGAGGTATTACAAATACTACAAGTTTTCAATGGTGGGCCATGACAAATTGGACATACATTTGAACGTTCCGGGATATAACTATACATGTCTTTATTCATTATAATTAACACATCATAATTTAAAAAAATATAATATGAAGGGGAGACGAATCTCAAACCCATAAAAAAATAATTTTAAAAGTTATCAACGTTAATTATAGTAGTGGAGAAGTATTAGTAAGATTGGCAAACTCTCCTCCAGCATCAGTAAGTACAACCTCGGCAGGGGCTCTTAGATGATTGGGTAAAAAGATCTGAACCTCAATACGTCTAGCCAAATTGGCAAAATTTCCCGATGCTGAAATATTCTCACTCATCTTCTGATTAAAAGAATAAAGAGATGCGATTCCTCCAAGTACAGCGATTGCTGCAGTAAATGCAGCGACAACCTTTTTCAAATCTTCTGAACCGTCATCATCGGGGTTACATTCTTCTCCTGCTGAAAAGAAAGAAAGAGCAGTTCCAACTGCACCTATTAATAGGGTTGGTATAGACAGCTGTCTGTGCTTTTTTCTTGCGGACCTTGCAGCATTTGCGTGCTTTGCAGAAGCTTTCTTAGAAGCAGTCCTCCATGATTCCAATAAATTCATTGTGCTTTCTGTCCAATCATTGTCGAATACCTTTTCCTTTGCGAAAACAGATAAACGAGCGTTTGTATCTACATCTAGGCCTTTATTTACAAATCCCTTGTCAGTTTTTTTGGGGGGATTATTTTCTTCTTTAGCTTGAGCAATTATATCCCTTCTAAAACTGTTTTCCTTTTCTTTAGCTTGAGCAATTATTTCCTCTCCATAGACCTGTTTGAAAATATCTTCAGTACTCTTATTCTCAATATCTATTTTCTCCATATTTAGTACTCTTTTATATAAAACTGATAAAAAAAAAATTAAAATTACAACGATGTTTCAATACATACAAAACCTGTAACATTAATTCCATTTGAAATATATTGCCCATAAATTAGCTTATTGTCAAAAATTTTATTATATACAGATGAATTATAACTTGGAATATTACTCATTATAGTTTTAAATACCTTCTTGTAATTTATACCTGAATTATCTACTTTTTTTTGTGTAATGTATGCAAGTAGAGGTTTATAATCCCAATGTACCAATAAATCAAGTATCTTATCTCTTGAAATATTCTTTTCATCTAAATTTTGTTTCTTAATTCTATTTATTTCAAATCTAACATTTTCAAAATCAGGAGTTTCAAAATCTGAAAGTATCTCTTTAACAACATTACAAAACCTAATTATTCTAGAATAATGTACTTTTTTCATTGATATATTCTCAAGATTACATCCTTCGTTAGGTGTCATAAAGGATTCTTTTCTTTGACTTTCATCCATCCCAAAATCAAAATCTATTTCATGTAAAAAATTCTTTAAATCATTCATGTCCTTTTCTGGTTGTAATTCAACATCTTGTACTTCTTCTTCATGTTCTTCAAAATTTTCAAAAAACATTTCCAGATTAATTAGTTCTTGACTTGTCATATTACCTTGATTCTTAATAATTAAATAGTCATCTTCTGTAAATTGAAAATTATCAGGATTAAAATCATCCATTGAGATGTTTATGATATAATTATGTTATGTTTAAGGTGTATGATGTGTTAATTATAATTATTATAATAAATTATTTATAATTATTATTAAAATTAATACCGAATTATAATAATTATTTTCAATAATTACGGATGTCCCACCAAGGTCCACTTACAAACCAATCTCCCACCAAGGTCCACTTACAAAAGATTTTCAGACAATCCAACTAGTCAAAATGCTTTTCGTTGTTAAATGGACTGTTCCTATTGAAAACCGCGTCACTGTGTGGAATACACTTGGAAACATGCCTGAGACAGAGAAAGACAAGAGGGGTGATGTAAAATTGATTCATCGATACCTTA